CTGTGCAGGTGATAGAGTTGGCGCGGATTACTTTGTTGAGTTGCTTCGTATTCTGGTACCCGAGAATCTGCCACTTTCTTCGGCCGGTGCCACGAATAGTGTGCCGCTCGTCAAAGTCGCTAGCACTCGTGCCGAGAAGACTGTCATCCATGATACGGAACTGGGCAAAAAGATCACGCAGCCCTTTGGGGTTAGGCGTTCCGGTGAGCTCGAGAACATATGGTCTTCCGTCTCCTCGTCTTTTCCGAAGGCGACGAACCAACCGCCACGCGTCCTGAGCACCACGTGATCCGGGCCTCTTATACTGATGGGATTCGTCAATGACCACCACATCTGGGTTCCACCTTTCTATCTCTCGTTGCTTCGGGCGCTTAAGGTTCGTAGCCGCACGGACCGCACGGAATGTTTCCTCACGGCCAGCCAGGAAAAATTTGGTCCTCGCGACTTTGTCTGATCTGACAACAGGCGGGTACGTATAGTCAAAGTCCTCGACCTCGTAACTGAACGTGTAGTGCAAGCGAAGCTGTGTCTGCCAGACGTCGAGAGCGATCGACGGTGCAAGGATCAGCACCTTGCGTACTTCACCCTTCAATGCAAGAATGCCTGCGTAGTCCAGTGCGACCTTCGACTTGCCAAGGCGAGGCTCGAAGAAGACCGCGAAGTTGCGCTTCCTCACGGCCTTCAACGTAGCCTTCGCTTGATGATTGAATGGCTTGGTTCTCGGATGATACTTCACAGTGGACGTCTAATCCACCAGATGATGAAGGGGATAAAGAGAGCGAAATACGCTATTACCCCCCACCAATACCAGCTCATGGTGTACCGTCCAAAGCGTGAGGACTGGCGATCGGATCCCAGAACTTCTCAGCGCCACAACCTACGCACCGAGCAGTCATTCCGCCGACGTATATCCACTCGTGGTGACCATCAATCCGGGCGCGGCAACGATTTATGGTCATTTCGCTCTCGCTTTCTTCGGTACCCAGATCGCCCACAGCCCGCAAACTGGACAGCGCTCCTGCCGGTGAGTCTTCAACTTCTCCTCAGCCCAGGCCGCGTGCTGTAGATAGCCGTCAGGGTGCGGCGTGTGCTTGCACTGGTCGCTCACGGTGTACCGTCCAAAGCAGCGCGAAGCTGCGGATAGTGCTCCGGCCCCCACGGCGCAAGGAACTCCTCAATCGCGTCGCGTAGCTGCTGAATTTCAATCACAAGCTCACGCATGATCTTGGCAGCGTTCGCATAGGCGTCGTCCACGTTACACGCCTCGGCCGCAATGTATTCCTCTGCGCGGCGGATGGTGTCGGCGTGGCCGCTCACGGCATGCCGGCTGCGGCGCGTGCGTCCATCGTCTCCTTGAGTTGTTCGGCGCGGTACTTCTCCATACCGCTGTTCACACCGTCGATGATCTCCCGCCACAGGTGTGAGTTGTTGTTCTGGCTGGCCATGATGCAACCCCGCAGGAAGATCTCCGCCTCCTCGGGTTCTGCGATGGTGAGCTTCAGGATGAAGCCTTTGAACTTAACTGCCATTAGTAGTCCTCCTTTGCGAATCGTAGGATCTTGTCTGCAAGCTCGCGATAAGACTTAGCTAGAGCCTTACCATCTCTGGGAGTAACTCCCTTGATCCGAGTGGTCATAATCGTGACAAGGACTGCGTCTGCCAGCGCATCCATGATCTCCATGACGGGCTCGACAGTATCCTCCATGTCCTGATCTGTAAATACGACTGTGCGGGCCATCACTTCTTCCTTGGGTAGGATTTCTTGTTGGAGCCGGGCTTCTTACGTGCTCCGTCCTTCTCATCGCCGTGGTTCTTACGACGATACTCCAGACGCTCCCTGATTGCCTTCGCTTTCAACGCCTCCTCCTAGCTCGGCGGGCGCCCCGCTTGAACTTACGGACGTCCCACGGTTGGTTGCTACGACGGAAGATCGAGTCGCGGTTAGTACACCCACAGTACGAACACTCGAGCAGTCGTAGCTTACGCTCCTTCGGTATGTACTGCTGTTTCTCTTCGCTCCAGGTCTTCACGTTGCCGTAGAACTCCGATGATGGTTGTGCTGCACGGAACCGTCTCGGCTGCATACACAGCGGACACCAATACCACGTTCGGATCTTACCGTCGACCTCATCCTTTCGTGGCAGTTTCCCGCGGTACTTGATGGGGATGTCGTACGCATGGGTACGTGATACTAACGCTGCATGTGGATCTACGTACTGTGCCTTCGTAGCGATGAAGTGAACACCTAGCCACGGTGACATGAAGTACTTCCTGAGTCTCTCCCCTGTCTTCGGTGAGATCCAGGTGACGTACCATGCTAGGCGGTTGTTCATCTGACTGTTCACCATCGGTAGCTCCAGACAGGCAAGCACCGTCGTCGGTATCCTCCACGAGTGATCGTCGCCGAACTTTGTCCCCTCATCACTGTGGTAACACCCGTCCACGAGACGTTCGAGTCCTCGTCGGTGGCGATTCTGGAACCATGAGTAGATCTTCGGTGTCCCGAACCGCCCCTGTAGTAGATTGCCGCTCACCCCCCCACCGTACATCTGGCTGAGACGCAGCTTGCGCGTCTGCTTTCGCAGCTTCTTGGCGCTTGGCTTCTTAGTTTTACTCACCGTCATACGCCTCACCGAATGACTGGAACTCCATGGTCTCGTGCTGTATAGCGTCGTAGATGTTGTTCACCTTCTCCGCCAGGTTCTCCTTAACCTCATCTGGGGCGGACTCGGTTGCTGCCTCGATGATACCCACCGTCACAGCCAGCTCAGCGCCCGCTGCTGCAACGTCTCTGAAATCTGCCATTGCTCTCCTTTCCGTCGTCGCGTTTCATCACAACGATCATATCAAATCCACGTCCGGGCCCTAAAACGTGCCCCATTTGTAGCCGAACGGCTGTGATATAATGCTGGTGCATGATCGTTTCCTTGTAGATTTAACCACCAGGGAGGACCATGGATGTAGCAGAAATCGAGGCCGAAGACTTCCTCGAGATAGTGTGGGGCAAGCGCAAGGGCTGGGTAGATCTACCCGCGAAGGTAGCGTCCTACTGGGTACCATACCACGTACTGTGGCCAACGGACACGGAGATCACCCGGCGTATTGATTCCTGTCTGCGCGATGAGGAATCACTCTACTTCTCAGTCGCGCAGTTCAAGAGAAAGGGGCGAGACTATGAAGACATGCTACCCACAGAGTGGTTGTGGGCGGACCTGGATGAAGTACATCCGACGGAAGCAGCAGACCTGGGCATCATGCCTACACTCGCTTGGGAGTCGTCTCCTGGTCGGTATCAAGCGATGTGGCGCCTCCATGGTCGGCTACGCCCGGAATCTCAGGAGCGGATCAACCAAGCCCTCTCCTACCATCTTGGAGCTGATCAGGGAGGCTGGGATCGAACCCAAGTGCTTAGACTCCCTGGAACGAGGAACTTCAAGTATCCTGATGGTCCACCCGTCCACCTTCTCTGGTATGAGGATACCCTTGTCTACAGCGCTCAACGAATATGGGAACTTGTCAAGTCTTCAGCTCCAGATCAGCTCGATAGTACCGCCAGGAAGGCTCTACCTCGTAAGCCAATGCCAGCCAAGGCGAGAGCCCTCCTTAGGGTACCTGCAGATTCCGTGGTTGAAGGAGAACGATCTTCTCGACTCTGGGAAGTAGAATGTCTGCTCGCCGAAGCTGGCTGGGGTGAGGACGACATCTACACTGTGGTGGCGGCATCTGCGTGGAACAAGTGGGCGAGCGTACGGACTGGGGAACGACGGCTACGACGTGAGATATCGAAGGCGATACGCCACGTGCTGTCGAAGCTGGATGTTACCCGCCCTGCGGGAGACGATGGTGAGGAAGAGGCTTCTTCTCAGATCGAGGGCCCCGAAGACGATGGACCAGAACGCTTGCCGTGGGTGAGATACGCTAGCTTTATGGCCCTGGAGATTCCCGAGCCGAAGTGGCTGATCGAGGACGTCTGGACAGCAGGTTCTCACGGCATCATCGGCGGTGAGCCCAAGACGTCGAAGACCGGCCTCGCGATGGCTATGGGCGTGTCGATTGCTAGCGGCCGTAAGTTCCTAGGCAAATTTCCAGTCCACACCCCCGGTCCGGTACTGGTAGTGCAGGAGGAGAACGCGCCGTGGATGGTGCAGGATCGGATGCGAAAGCTGGCTCGTATGCACGGCCTCATCTCCGATGATTCCTTCGTGGAAGAGAAAGCCACGCGCGGGGCACTGGGCCGATACACCGTGGATATCGACTTCCCGGACGACATACCACTCAGGCTGCTCAACAACTACGGCATCGACCTGTCAGACGACGACCACAGGGACTCGTTGGAGGCAGAAATAGCGAGCGTGCGGCCGGTGTTTGTTATCCTCGACCCGCTGTATCTACTCTTTGGAGGCATCGACACAGACAAGGCAGGTAATCTGTACCCCTACCTGAAGTGGCTACTGGGGATTCGCAACGAGTATGGCTGCGCGATAGCTCTGGTACACCACTTCGCCAAGAAGCCGACAGCGCCTGGTTCGGTTGGGCGACGTGCTGGACAGCGTCTCGCGGGTTCACACACGCTACACGGGTGGGTCGACTCGGCTTTGTACTGTGAGGCCGTGGAGGATGAGCGTTCTGGATATGTGGGTGTTCGAGTGGAACCTGAATTTCGCTCGATGGCACCTCGTCGCCCGATGGACATGCGTCTCTGGTGGGGTGAACCGGGGGATCTGGGGATGCGCGCTGAGTTGTCGGAATGGGATCTGACGGGCATGATCGTTGATACTATTCGGAACTCTCCCGGAATCTCTGCTGTGAAGCTTGCCGAGGTGCTGGACATTGACAAGCGGACTGTACTAGGGCGGGCACGGGACTCGGATCTGATTGACCTGCAGGGTGGTAAGCGTGGGAGAGGGCACTCATGGCAGCTGTACCTTGCGGGCGAAGAGAATGGCAGCGTGGGTGCGTGATGCGTCCTCATGGCGGGCGCACGCGAGCGGATGCGAACTCGACCCACCCCCTTGGGGGGGACTTGTATACGCCGATCAACGAGGACATCTTGAAGTTGCTCTGGCGGATGCGGGACAAGCACGAGACGTGGCGTGAGGTAGCGTACTTGTCGGGCATGAAGTTGAAGGTGCTTCGTCGTCTCCGAAAGGATCCCAATCAACGTACCATCTCGATGACTACGTTAGACAACCTGATCACGACTACCGGTGTCGGTGATCTTCGAGACTACGTATGGTTCACAGCCGATGACCTCGTAGCGCTCGGGCTATGGAAGCAACCTGCAGACCTCATATCAGGATTCCCCACAGTGTGGAAGGGTAAGCGCAAGAGGTATTAGTGACCGCGATTAGAAAATCTCACTAAAATGAACATGGGTCGTGGAGCCTACTACAAAATGGACGGAGGTTTAACATACCTACATAATATAAATACCCATAAGGGTATATATTATGGGTGTTTGTGGAGAAAGGAGGATTTGTATGGAAACGACAACTTACCGTTGCTATAACTGTAAGGAGGATAAGGATGAACGCGCTTTTCAGCTCGTCCCTGCGATGAACGGGAAGAGATACCGTCGCTCGATATGCCGCCCATGCACATACCTACGCTATGGGAAGTATACGAAGACGCGTGTGCCCATCTCGAAGATTCGTCCATTCCTCGACGAGCTCATCCACCACTGTGGGTCAGAACGGGCAGCGGCTAGAACGATGGGCATACCACCTCAGCAGTTGCGCGCGTGGCTTGGTAAGCAGAAGCGTTACTACCGAGGTCGACACAGTACTCAAATCCGTATGAGTAAAGCTTCTGCAGCGCTCGTGTTGTCTACGTTGAGGGAGGTGCGTGATGCCTGAGGACTTCATGGCGAGGCCGACCGATGACTATGTTAGCTATTTGGCCGCGCGTCGTGGTGAGCCAGAATTGGTGGTAAGGAACAGCCTCCTGCGTGGTCGCATAGCAATGGGCCTCGAGGTCGTCACGGTGATCAGGTTGCTTGAGGATCATGGTGATCTGGTTACTTATAGTGAAGAGGCTATCTCGATCCTGCAGACTCTACTTAATGACCAGGGTCTCGCCGAGATGGCGTATGAGACCTATGAAAGACTGAGTGAGTGGCGAAGGGTCAAGCTTGACCGCGCTTTGCCCTCAGGCGTGCAACCCTCCGACGACGGTTAGAGCCACGACGGAGGACCTTCTGGCGGCGCATCTCTTCGAGGTGAGCGCGCTCAGCCTTAGCGTCCTTGCGCTGGGCCTTGTAGCAGTCGAATGATGGCCCCTTCATCTGACGGCTGACGTTCTTCAACTGTGGTGAGTTCAGTAGTGCGTACCATGCCTTGCGAGTGATGTGGATCTCCTGCTCGAACTTACTCGTCCCGGGCTGACGACTGTAGATGGTGACGTAACCATCGTTGAACCTGACCTCGATCACGCCCTTGCCGTTGGTCTTGCGTAGCGTGAACGGTCTACCGTACGTGCGGATATACTTGCCTAGCTTGCTCAATGTGCTCTCGATTCGTGTTGTGCGAGTGTATGGGGCGACGTATTCACGGCAGCCCTAGGCGACCAGAGTCGATCACCATGATGTGCATGATGCGTCATACGCATGCTGAGCATCGTGAACCTTGGCTGCCTAGGATTATCAGAGTCCATAGAAAAGGGCGGGCCAATCGTGCACCCGCCCCTCCTAGCGATTTGCACCAGGTTTACTCTTGTGAGGTTATGATCCGGTGGCAATTGGCGCACAGCACGATGCACTTCTTGAGCTCCTTATCTAGGTCAGCCCATGACAGCAAAACCCATCTGCTGCCGCCTCCATTGCCTTTTCGTGTAAGCCTCGGATGTCGAGTACCCGGCTTCTTGTGGTGAAGGTCAAGTGTAGCTGGGTGTGACTCACCGCACTGAGAGCATCCTCGCTTAGCCTTGTAGCTAGCAATGAATGCTTTCTTCTCGATGCGGTGCTTCTCCATGTTACTTCTTGGCCTTCTTCTTCTTGCTCTTGACCTCGACCTCGACGTCGACCTCATCGTCCTCGTCGTCGTCTTCGTCGTCGTCCTCAGCGGCGGCCTTCGCTGCGGCCTTCGCCTTCTTGGACTTCTTGCCCTTCTTCTTCAGCTCATCGAGGCGCTCATCACGCGCTGCCTTCAACGCATCCTGAGCCTCCTCAATGTCGTCGAAGCCGAGCTCCTCGAGTGCAGCCTCGATGGACTTCCACTCGTACCGTGCGTTCTCGTTCTTCTCGACACCCTTCGCGCGGAGCATCACGCGCAGGTTGCGACCGTCCGTGCCAAGTGCCTCGGCCAGGTCCGCCGAACCGACCGCGCCGTTGCTCTTGGCCTTCTTGCTCTTGGCCTTCTTGCTCTTGGCCTTCTTCTTGGGCGCTTCCTCGTCCTCGCCCTCTTCCTCGGTGTCGTCGTCCTCCGAGTCGTCGTCGGCCTCATCGTCGAGGTCTTCGAGGTCGAGCTCCTCGTCGTCCTCCAGCTCCTCGACTTCGGCCTTGGTCTTGGACTTCGCCATCAGCGAGAGTCCTCCTTCATCTCACCCTGGATACGTAGTTACGTCGGTGCGGGTGAGTAAACATCGACGTAAGACTATGATACATGCTGGGGCGCATCCTGTCAAACTGGCTTTGACGGCTTAGCACGGAGTCGAACGATGCGCCTGTAACCGAGACGTCGCGCCCAACCGGCTGCGTACCTATCGGCTCTGTCACGGTCTCGAGCGTAGAAGGTATGTACCATCCCGTCGTTCGTTCGGTACCTGAATGGAAAGACTGTTGGCTTACTGGGCATTGATGCCGAACCGTTGGTCGATGAGTTCAGGCAGGTATTGAACTGTTAGCCTACCTGCGAGGATCGTGAGGAGCACTGACCTTGTAGCTATCTCGAGTTCCTGTTGCTCGTCGGGCGTGATGATCTCGTCGAACCAGGTCATGACAGAGCCCTTTCGATGTAGCGCCGCCTCATGTCATCCTCATCTGTGGTCACATCGAGGGACATAGCGAGGTCTGAGGCGAGGTCTGAGATGGAGTCTTCGGCATCGAGCCCAAACTCCTCGACGTAGGTGTACAAGAGCCTGAGCAGTTCTCTGGATTGTGCATCATCCATGATTCACCGCACTGATCCCGTGCTGCCAGATGGTGCGGGCGTTGTGACAGGCTGGTGACTTGTGGTATCGTTCGAGATCCTCGTCCTCATACACCAAGCCCCATGCGGGGTCCCCGTTGAACATGTTGTTGTATTCCACGATCAGGACTACTTGTGGATCTCCGCAGTACTGACCATCGGCTTCGATGATCTGGTCGACGATGATCCTGCTACTTACCGTTGCCATGATGGTACTTCCTTTCCAGTAGGATGGCGATGACGAATGGTGCGAGGAATGCGAAGAAGTAGTCCGAGTGCAGCAACCTCACGATGAGGTAAGTCACACCGAACAGGGCGAGTATCCCGACGATGGCAGTGATCGAGTCGCGTATGGTCTCACGCAGCATTAGGTTCACCTCCTCGTGGGAAGCACCGTAGCAGATCGGTCATGGATTGCGATGGCCTCTGCATGTCCCAGTTGACCCATTCGGTGCTTCGGGATACGAGCGAGGAATCGGTTGGCGAGGTCATTACATGCAGCCTCGATCAATGGTAAGCTGTGTGCGCTCATGGTGACCTCGACGAGGATGATTCGCTTGGAGATAACAACTATAGTCATGGTGTTAGCCACCGAGTGTCGACTGTGAGGTAGATCGCGAAGCCGACGTAGAACACGAGCGCGTAGATCCGTGCCCAATGCCAATGACGTGGGTGACGGTACTTCATGAACCCTCCCCGAGGTATAGGTCGTGGACGATTTGCCTGACCTCGTCGAGCTTGACGGCATCTTGCAGCGAGGTGACTGCACTCGCTAGGTGATGTGGTCGTGCGGGATTCTCGTCCAGTGCCTCATCGAGGAGCATCCTGCGAGCCTCTTCAAGCACCATCTCGAACGTGTCGAAGTACTCGCGTAGATCTGCGTCCTCGCGCTTCTCCTGCCTTTCGCCAGCATAGCCCGTGTCAGGCCCGTCGTCCACTGAGTTCTATCCTTTCCCCTAGCCATTTGCCGAAGGCGGGATCATTCGTTGACCACACAGGACCCATCCTCAGCCTCACTGTGGGTGGCGGTATCTTACCACGCTTGAGTCGATTGCTGACAGCTTGCGGTGATACGCCCATAACCTCAGCGATCTCCGCGGTTCCGAAGTACCTGATATTAGTCGTTCTCAGGGTCATCAGCCATGAACTCCTGGATCATGCTCGGGGTGAGTGGCCCGCCTGGGGCCAACAACTCATCGCGGACGTTGTCGAGTAGTCCGTCGAAATGGTTTTGTGCTGACCCGACACCGGCGAAGTAACCTGCGACCCAGAAGGCGAGGTCGGTTAGCCCCACGGTCTCTTCCGCGATGCCGACCTCGGGGTGATGCAGTTCGCAGTCGGGGTCCGTGCAGTTGTCGTACATGACGTGGCGCATGTTCTGCTTGCCGATTCGTTGGAGTGTTTCGTAGTCAGGCATTAGTTCTCCTTCCCTAGAGTCCGTCGTGGTTGGGTACGTACATGCTTCGAAGAATCCGTTCGCTTCGATCGAGGCTCTGGATAATGCCTACGATGATCGGACCTCGTGTGTCGCCTCGCGGTACTCTTCGCATCATGTAGGACATGAGCAGGCGAGACGTGTTCGCCACTGGGAATACTAGGTCTTGTGGCGTCGGAGACATTAGACCGTGTGCCTCATGGTGATGCGCGTGGTGAGTTCGTAGTCCTGTGTGTCGGGCAGGTTGACGCCGAACTCGAGCTCCTTCATCAGCATCTCCTTGAGTTCGTCAGAGATCTGACCGGGGTACTTCCACGATTGATCCTCACGGACGATCGTGACCTCGACTTCGTTGGTTCCTACATCGTGACGCATGGTTCTCCTTTCGGGATTGGACGTTGTGTTCATTACACACATTGAATCACAACCACAGACCCAATGCACCACGGTGGAGAAAATTAACAAGACTTATGGCCACAGAGGGTTCTCAGATAGTTGGCCTCACTGTGAGCTATAAGGCCGAGCAGCCAACCCACCGAAAAGCCCCACCGCAGTAGGGCTCTTCGGGATCAGAACTAGGCCTCGTCGGTCGCCTGGTTCTTCTCGAAGGCAGCGCGTGCCTTCTTCGCGACGGCCTCGGTGATCACCCAACTGGTGTTCTTGGCCTCGGCGTCGCGACCATGGTTCCGGCGGAGATATGCGCGGAGTACCTTGGGAGAAACTCCCAGCTCCTCGGCCAGATCCTTGGGGGTATAGGTCTTGATCTTGGTTGCCATTTTGTCATTCACCTCCTTTCGCGGAATGGCGTGTCATCAGCATGTACGTAGTCTATCACAACCACAGACCGCGTGCGCCATGACGGCGGAAATTTACAAACCCTTTACGTTGGCTCAGCACAGCTAAAAGGCCACGAGTCACGTCCGCGTACAAGATGGTACGAGCGTGGTCCTACGCATCGAGTCCTCGATGGGGCACGTCCCAGAGGGATGTTATCATACCTCTATGCCTAAAAAGTCAGCGGTTCAGGCCAAAAAGCTCACAAGTACAGAGTTAGTCGAGGTACTTCCTCGCCCCGACATTACTGTGGTCCCCGAACAGTCCATGAGTCGGGTCGTCGAGGCGAAAGTGGACCCAACGGCCGAGTTTACCATCCGAATGGACTGGGATGAGGTCAGAATGACGGCGGCTCGGCTATATGGCCGCGGTTTTCGCCGCAGCCAGATCGCAAGAGCGCTTCTCGAGGTCCTCAATCCGCCAAACACCAAGGCGCGGACCGATGAGCAGAAGATGTCGTCCGCACGCGGCAAGTTGAAGCGGTGGGAGCGGAATCAGGAATTCCGTGACCTAGTCTACCAGCACGCCATCGTAGATCTGGACATGAGTACTCCAGGCATCCTCGTCGGACTTGCGAAGCGCGCAAAGCGCGGCCGAGTAGATGCAGCGCGCCTTGCATTGGAACTCACAGGTCGCCACAGTCGTGACGCGCAGGCACAGGGTCCAGCGCAGGTGACAGTCAACCTCATCGGCGTCAGCAGGCCAGAGTGAGGGTTCTCAGTCAGAGAGCCGCGCCACACACTGAGGGTTCTCAGTCAGTAGGCCGCGCTGAGCTATATGGCCCCGTCGAAGAGAAAGAGAAGAGCGCCTTTCGGCGCCCTCCTCAAGCAGGATCAACAGGACGAGGATCAGGACGAGGATCATACGAACCTCCGGTTGAGTGGGTAGCGCATCGCCTGGCGGCGACGGAACTTCCGTTCGTACCCGATGCAGTTCCACAGGATGGTGCGGGTGAAGATGTTGTCGTTGCGGTGCGGGAATTGCATGGCGATGTACTCGGCACGAGTGCACATGGTGTCGTCGTGGGCGGGGATATCGAGTGGTGTCACGGTGCTCCTTTCGGTTCGGGGGATGTTGAGGGCGAGGGGCGCGAACCCCTCACCCTCAGCACCTCGCGATCAGTCGGTGGCGACGTTCTTCGCGAATGCCTTGCGAGCGGCGGTCGCGACGTTGGTGGGGATGACCCAGGTGGTGTTCTTCGCCTCAGCGACGCGGGTGTGATTGCGGCGCAGGTACGCACGGAGCACCTTGGGCGACACGCCGAGTTCGGCGGCGAGTGCCTTGGGCGTGGTGGTCGTTGCGGTCATGCGGTTCCTTTCGTTGTGATCGCGCGGTGTGCGTCGATCGGTAAGCACATCATACACGACGCGGTCGCGTTGTGCGACGCGGACTGTAATGATTGTGTAAATCATACACACACATCCCCAAGCATTGTCGTGCGGAATTGTTGTGCGCGGCAATCGTTGAACGCGGAAACGATTGAACGCGGCAATGATTGTGTCCGACGCGCATCCCCCTGCCGACGTGCGCGGGAGGAATTTGTACGGAATATATTTGTCACAGAGCGAAGCGAGAAGACCCCGAAAAGGTTCCGCCAAATCCAAGCCGCGTAGGAGGATGCCATGATCGTAGCAGTCACCACGCACCTGTCCTGGCTCGACTTCCTGCTGATCTTCCTGCTGGATCTCGTAGCTATCGCCATCATCTTGAAGGCCCTGCGACCGTAGGATGAGGAAGAAGAACTCAGGCTTTGGCCAGAGGCGACGCGGCGGCGTAGGGCCGAGTAGCTGGGGCTCCTCTGTGGGCAAGGCGACTCAGATGTGGCGCAACCCACGGAGACCACGTTCGTTGGTCAAGAAGAAAGGGTGGTAGACAATGTCCGACGTGAACGATGGTATGGAGGGTGGCGCTGATCCTGCCGGTTCACCCGGGCCAGGTCCAGCGTTTCCCACAGGGTCAGTGAACGACGGCATGGAAGGTGGATCTGACCCAGGCGGTGTTGCCGGTGGTGGCTCCGACGTGATGACCGGCAACGTCGATGACGGCATGGAGGGTGGCGCAGATCCCGGAGGGTCAACCGGTGGTCAGCCGCGTCCTGAGGACTTCATCAAATGATCCTCCTGACGATCCTCCTCAAGTTCCTCTCGTTCCTCTGGGTTGCAGGTGCAGGCATCGACCAGTACAACGCGCTGGCCGGCGTCAACCTCACCAGGGGTCGCATCACCAACCTCGCCGTCGCTACAGGCGTCACGACCACCATGGACATACCCTGTGGTGGAACTGACTTCGTGACTGTCGAGGCTGACCTGACCGCTGCTGCGGCAGGTGACCTCACAATGCTGGTCTTCCCGTACGAGGCCGATGGCTTGACGTTGATGTCCACTCCGCTACCTGCGGTGGCGGGTGTGGGCTTTGTACCGACGCTCGTCGCCGGCCACTCGCAGGCAGTCCAGCAGTACAACGTCCAGGGCATCGACAAGGTCCAGCTCCAGGCGAAGAACAACAACGCCGGCGGAGAAACGCTGACTCGCCTCAGCTGGAGAACGCAATCGTGGTAGTCGTCCAAACCGCCTTCGGGGGGAGGCAGCATGACGATGATCCAAGATCGAGTCAGCGAGATCCTGGCTCGCCCAGACAGGGCCAGGCCGCGGTACCGAATAGTTCAGCCCATGCGAGAAAAGCCCACACCCCGTCAGCTCATGACAATCAGCGCCGTGTCTCACGGCATGACTCTAAGCGACGCTGCGGTGATTCTCGGGTGCACTCGCGAGACGTGCAAGTCTCACATGCGGGACGCCAAGCTCCGTACTGCGGCGAAGACCACTCCTCACCTCGTAGCGATCTGCTTGAGGGAAGGATGGATCCCGTAGAAAACCACTCCCCCCGGGAGGGGGTGAGGTAAGATGGCTGCCGTTACCGCATCCGTTGACCTCGCATACGTGCCGAACCCGAAGCAGCAGCAATTCCACGGGCTCAAGGCGAAGTATCGCGGGTTCTGTGGCGGATGGGGTAACGGCAAGACCACCGGCGGCTGTGTGGAGTTCTTCCTTCGGTTGATCGAATTCCCGGGGACGAACTCCATCGTCGCCAGGAAGACTCGCCCTGAGCTCAAGTCTACGACGTGGGACATGCTCGTGAACGGCGACACGCAGGAGACTGGGTGGACGGGCATACCGAAGAATCTGATCCGTGTCAACCGCACGAGCGACCTCTACATCGAGCTAGTCAACGGCTCTCGTATTCATGGGCTGCCGCTCGATGACCCGTCCAAGCTGGAGAACTACAACCTTGGACTGTTCCTCCTCGATCAGGCGGAAGAGGTGGAGGAGGACATTATCCTCAAGATCCACGGTCGTCTCCGCCAGGTGAATGCGCCTCGCGAAGGCTTATTCCTGTTCAATCCGAATGGGCATAATCACCTGTGGCGGAGATTCATTGACCCACAGCGCAACGCTAAGTGGAAGGAGCTCTACCGGTGCGTTGAGGCGACTCCGTTCGACAACCCGAATCTGCCCGACGACTACATCGAGCAGTTTGAGGGGTTGCCTAAGCACTGGTATGAGCGCTTCGTGGAAGGTAGCCATGAGGTCTTCACGGGGCAGATCTTCAACGACTACAATCCTGAGGTCCATGAGATCGCACCGTTCCACATCCCAAGCGACTGGGAGCGTTGGTGGTGCTTCGATCCGGGTATCAGGCATGAGGCGTGCTCGTTCTGGCTCGCTCGCGACTACGATGGGAACTGTTATGTCTATCGTGAGATCCTCGAGTCGAATGAGACGATTGAGTGGTGGGCGACTACGACGTTCGAAGCGGAGGCTGCACATGACTGGGGTGGTCCTGACGAAGAAATCTTCCGGCGATTCATCGGACCAGAGGCGCGAATCAGATCCCAGACTGATGGTAAGTCCGTCTACGACATCCTCGGAGAGTTTGGGCTCTATCCTGAGTTCTCTGATCGCGATCCCGCCGCCCGGATTTCTCGGATCACCGAGTACCTACGACCCAAGGTTGGACACGTACATCCACTCGGGCTTATGGAGGATGAGTCTGCAGGAGCACCTCGCCTCTATATCTTCAACGATCCTGTCGCGGTGCCTAAGCTGCGAGACTACCTGCCGCAGTATCGCTGGAAGCCCCAGCGGACTAACTTTACTGAGGAGGATTCACCCGAGAAGCCTCGCAAGAAAGACGACCACGATATCGACTGCCTCGGACATATCCTCGTTGCACTGGATGAGCTTCCTGATCCTCCGATGGCGGATCGGGCTCGCTCTCCTGCTGACGCCGAGATACGAGAGATGGACGAACACTTCGACAGAGAGCTCGAGCTTGCCACCGAGCGGTCTATTGCTCGTGGCTACAGACCTGGCCGAATCCCGTCTTCGGTCGGGTGAGGAGGAGGTATGAGTAAGGAGACAACACTGCTACAGAAGGTGCAACCTCATGCGTTGCCACTGCTCAAGCAGAACCACACCAACAACCAGAGCTCTCGTCATGGGCATCGCGTTCGGCTCGTTGTTGTCCACAGATGGGGTGAACGGTACACGAGTGAAGTTCAGGAGGAGAAGATCTACGAGGGCGTTCAGAACTTCTTCAAGACGACGCAGGCACAAGCTTCGGCGCACATCGTCTATCCCGGCAGCGCACACCCAGGCGAGTGTGTGCAGATGGTGCCGTGGCATATGAAAGCGTGGACGGAGGCGTTCTACAACCCGGACAGTGTCGAGGTCGAATCGGCAGACGCGATCTGGCTCGGGGACGACCCAGCAGGCTTCCATCAGTTGGCGCACATCATTGCCTGGATGCTTCACCACTGGCAGTTGCCTGCTACGGAGCTGACGTCTGTTGGTGTCATCCACGGTAGCGGCTTCTGCCGGCACGGCGATCTAGGACAACTGGGTGGCGGACACACTAGCTGCCCGACAACCGATCAGCACCTGTGGAACTCGTTCGCTGCTCTCGTGAAAAGCGAATACCACAGAGGCGGATTCCGACCAACGTGGGGTATCTCATGAACCACAACATCCAGCTCGTAGAGCGAATGACTCTGCCGCCGGCCATGTGCATGAAGTGCGGCAAGGGCAACACCCCCGATGGGGAGACGGGCGAAGTCGGTCCGTTCCTCGACATGGGCCTCGAGTACAACTGGGGTGACTCGGGATATCTCTGCATGGACTGCGTCGCGCTGATGGCAGTCACAGCGAACTGGATCAGCCCCGACACGAAGAAAGACCTCGAGCGTCGGATCAAGAAGCTGGAGGCGAAGATCCACGACAAGGACGCAGAGATCGAGGTTCGGGCGCAGCGGGAGCGTGCTGCGATTCGGAGAGCTCGTGGCGCTGAGGCGGTAGCGTCGTGATTTGGGCGTCTCTGATCGTAACCGCTCTCATCGCATGTGTTGCCCTTGCGATCATGTTCCTGATGCTCCAGGGCATCTCTCAAACGCTTTCCAACGCGCTCTCAACGCTCGAACGGGTACATGCGAGTGATGGGAAACGTATCGACCAGGTCCTCGATCGACTCATGGCGATGGACTTCGAGTCGTTCAAGAACTACCAACTCGCGGAGGACAGCGACGTTGGCGGCATCGAGGACTTCGAAGAGCCGGTCGTACAGCTCACGGGGCCGGGCATCGGTCGTGAGGGGCTTGGTGGAGATGACCTTGCGGCTGCAGCGAACGAACGACGGATCTTGGCAGAGGACTTCCCACCGCTGGAGGAGGCTGAAGCGTGAGACTTGGCGAGTGCACAAACCAGGCTGACCTCCTCAGCGCTCTCGAAAGCGCTCGTAAGAGGCGAATCGAGCAACGTCGGGGCTGGGAGATCGTCTGGTGGAACAACTTGGCACTCGTAGCGGGCGATCACTACGCCTACTGGGATCCGGTCAGAGCGCTGTACGTGGACCGTGACCCGAATTTCGACCCCACCATCCTCTCAGGAGACAAGAAACCGCGGATGGTCATCAACCATGCGCTTACGGTGGCTCGTACGGAGCTCTCCAAGATGACCAAAAGCCGCCCGATCACGGAAATCATCGCCAATTCCACCGACGAGCGGGATATTGCCGCCGTGAAAGTCGGGCGGAACGCTCTGAACTACGCCGAGTGGAAGTTTCAGCTGCCTCGCATGAGAAAGCAGGCACTGTGGTGGATGATTCAGTGCGGAATCGGCGCCATGTACGTCGGATGGGACTCGCTGGACGACCAGGCGGGTAACATCAGCTTCATGATTGACCCCGCAACGGGGGATCCAACGTTTTCACCGCCTCGTCAGCGAGAGTTGGAGCAGCTGGTCCAGGAAGGCACTCTCGACGATATCCAGAGGGTCACCCAGCCCATGGGTGAACTGGAATTCAAGGTGTTCTCGCCCTTCCAGCTGCTCCCTGACGAGACAGCCCTCGACTTCGACCAGTGCAAGGACCTCATTACCACAGAGGTGGCGGATGTGGACGTGCTCAGGGGCGAGTACGGACGCGCTGCTCGAGATATCGGGGTTGAGGAAGTGAACCTCGGGACGATCGAGCGCCGCATGATGCAGCGAGTAGGCTGGGCAGGCTGGCAGGGCCAGGACGTCGATAACGGCGCTAACGTCCACACTTGGTGGTTGACGCCTGGTGTGTATCGAGGCAACAACTTCCTGAAGAACGGCAAGTACGTGCGGTGGTGTCAGGACCGCATCTTGGACATGTCGTCAGGCTTCCCGTTCCAGGACTCGAGGCTCCCGTTCGTGTTCTTCCAGCACATCCCGCAGGCAACGTCGATCTGGCCGGACACCGTCATCAACCACATCCGGGGGCCAAACCTTGAGATTGACAAGACCGTCAGTCAACTCGTGGAAGCAAAAGACTACATGGCGAATCCCATGTGGCGCGTGGCTACACAGCAGAAGGTCAAGGGACAGATCAAAGCGAGAGCGGGGTCAATCCTGAGATATGTCCACGTACCTAACATTCCGCCACCCGAACCGATCCAGGGGCTTCAGCTTCCCCAGCAGGTCGAGAACCTCATCGCAGGTCTTCGCGAGCAGATCCTGGATATCTCTGGACAGTCCGAAGTCGCTCACGGCAATGTCCCTACTGGCGTACGCAGTGGCGTTGCTGTTGCTTACCTACAGGAAGAGGACGATACCAAGATCGCTCCGACGATTGAGAACTTGGAGTACGCTGTAGCGCTAGAGGGTAGTATGACCTTGGAGCGCTTCTCGCAGTTCTACTCTGTGGAGCGGATCATTCAGTTCAACGACCCCGATGGCAAGTTCGATGCCATGAAGTTCAAGGGGGCCAACCTGAAGAACAACACCCAGGTAGTCTGTCAGGTCGGTTCAGCGATGCCACGATCGAAGGCTGCGAGGCAGCAGTACACGCTCGAACTCGTGTCTCTGGGTATCCTCACTGACCCCGATCAGATCAAGGAGGAGCTCGACCTGGGTAGTGGTGCGCCATCAGTCCGCGATATGAACATCGCTCAAGCCAAGCGCGAGAATAACATCATGCTGCATGGCATGGCGATGGGTATGTTCAAGCTACCAGCGAATGCTACTAGCCCCGAGGTCGATCAGACCGTAGCGACGGCTGTCCCCGTCAAGGCTTGGCAGGACCACGCTCTGCACATACAGGAGCATACGATGGAGATGATGACGGTCGAATTCGATACCCTGTCTGTTGCCAAGCCCGGAATCGTCCGGCTTTTCGACGAACATGTAGCGATGCACCAGAAGATGCTTGCCGACCAACAGGCAGCTGCTGCTCAGGCGCAGGAGGCTGCGAAGGGCGCGCCTGAAAGCGCAGGCGGAATTCCTGCAGGCGATGGTGGACCGCCACCACCTGGTGTACCGGGCATGACTCGTCAGCAGACGAAGGTTCCTGACATTATCGGGGGCGGGCAGACTGAACTGACAGCTCGCCGTCAACCCCCACTACCACAGAGGTAATCGTGCCATACGCGAACATACCCAAACCACTGTGGGGCAAGATGGATGATTGCGTAGCTCAGGTGAAGAAGAAGGGCAAGAGTAAGAATGCCTACGCCATATGCTACGCGTCGGTTGTTGGCAGCGACGTTGCCAGCGCAGCCAGGTCACGGCTAACGAAGGGAGGCAAGTAGTGGCCAAGCATAACAAGACGTCTGGGACTGTCTCGAGCAAGGCGTCCGATCAGACTGTTGCCACGTTTTCCGGTGACGGTCCGGCGGCAAGCGAGCAGTACCCGGAGCGTCGTCCGCTCGACGTGGATGTCGCGGACATCAAGAACCCCGACAAGAAGTACGAGGGTGAGCACGATGCGCCCCTGAACCTCGAGTCGTGGGTCAAGCTCGACGGCAAGCACAAGCTCGTGCCGAAGCATCTCGACGGCGCACTGGCGTCCGTCGTTTCCTTCCCGACGCTCCACGTCCAGGACGAGGAGACGGGCGAGGAGTACGACACCGTTCCGCCAAAGGCGGTAGTCACGGTGAAGGAACGCAGCCAGGGTACGATCCTGCACCTCCCAAGGGAGGCATTCGCTGCGGTGTACCCCAACGGGCGAACGGAAGCGATTCCCTTTGCCTAAGGACATCCGAAACTTGGACGAGGCGCTGGAGGTCATCGAGAGCCTTTCGATGCAAACCACGCAGGGCGCTTACGTCAAGGTCTCCGATGTTAGGAGGCTGCTCACGGATAAGCGTGAGGTGATGGAGAAGGAGCTTGAGGAACGCATCGAGCGTCGGATTCCTTACCGCATGACTCCTGAGCGGGCACGGCGGATGGCCATGCGTGACGATGATCTACGCGAGACGCATAAGAGCCCACCGCGCGAGCCAGGCAAGTCCATTCCAGCAGGCCCAGTCGCCAACGAGGGCGTTAAATCGTAGGCCGGAAGGGAGATCGTTGTGGGTGAAATGGCAGACAGAATGGCCGCACAGATCGCCGAGGATGGTGGCGTTGGGGACGCCGACGGTGGCGCGGCTCCAACACCGGGTACCGGAAGGGAAGATTCTGGCGCGCAGCCCGCAGGGGCGGAAAACACTGATAGCCAGCGTCAGGGTCCCCCAGAGTCGATTCCGTACTCCCGATTCCAGGAGGTAAATACCCGTCTCAACGAGCTGAAGGGTTACGAAGCGCTCGCTGAGTACGGGATCGAGCCGGACTCCGCGGTTCGTCTGGCCAACTTCGAGGCCGCTTACGTCAGTGATCCGAAAGGCATCATCGGCTCTCTCATTGATAACCAACAGGACTTGTCCGAGGGTGACAAGGCTGCGATGAAGGCTCTGCTTTCTCGTGAGGCCGATCCCCCTGCTGGCGCTCAAGGTGACGATGAGGAGGGCAAGGGTGAGGTTGCACTTCCCCCTGACGTAGTGGAACGGATGCAGTACATCGACCAGCTTCGGGCACGTGAAGCCGAGGCCACGTCGAACCTGCAGCTTGATCACGTCGTTGGTCATTGGAACGGCCTGGATAAGCAGGACAGCCTGGAAGTCCCCGAGAGAACCCAGCTCGTGTGGATTCAGGCCGCTGCAGGACGGGGCGGCTATGAGACCCTCGAGCAACTGGCGGAAGCCGCTAGGGGTATGTACTTGGAGGACAGGGATGCCTCTCTAGGATCGGTCGTTCAGTCGAGAGATACGGGAGCGCCTCGTACGGTGCCCGGTGGTGGAGCTGCGCCATCGCCTCCGGAGAAGTTCGCAGACTTCGGAGCCGCGAATAAACAGATCCTCGCCGATATCCGAGCAGGGCGTCTGCCCGGGATCGAAGAATAGGAGAGCTGATGGCAGCTACCACAGCTATCGTGAAACGTGGAGCTTCCGGAGACCTGTTCGACCGGTTGGTGGACGTTACACTCGACGCCTCATACCCAGCGGGGGGCTATCCCTTGACCCCGCAGCAGCTCGGGTTCGGGCTCAACGGATCAATCGTTTTCGTGGACGGAGCCGCGTCCAAGACTGGCGGTTGGGAAGCGGGTTGGGACTACACCAACGGGAAGTTGCAGGTCTTCGACAGCTCTGGAGCAGCCAGCGCGGCCATGCACGAGGTAGCACCGGCGACGGTCCTCACGGGCGTCGTTGTTCGCCTCGCTTGCAAAGGCGTCGGGCAAGGCTGAGAAGGAGAGGTAGAGAATGACTCAGACAACTACCTCTGCAGACGCGATCCTCCAGAACTATTACCTCCCTGTGGTCAGGGAGATGATCAACCAGCGTGCAATCCTGCTCTTCGGGTACACGCCGGCAGAACTGGAGGCAGGAGCAGGTACGATGAACGCTGCTGGCGGAGAGACTCTGGACTACAGGGGTATCTCCAAGGATGCGGACTTGGTTGAGTTCGCAGGCCGGCAGTGGGTCATCGCGCTGCATACCTCTCGCAACGAGTCGGGAACGGCTCGCGCGGAAGGTGCAACGCTCCCGACGCCGGGTCAGCAGGGATGGGCGGACATTCTCGACAAGGTCCGCAAGGAGTACAAGCAGATCATGCTCACGGGCTTCTCGATGGAAGTCACGGAGCGCAGTCTCGGGGCGTACCTGCGTCTCCTCGAGGCCGAGACCGTTGGCGCAGTCAACGATCTCCGTAAGGATATGAACCGTCAGGCCTTCGGTGATCAGCGCGGTACGTTGTGCCAGATCACTGCTGACGGCGCGAACACGGTCACGGTCGACAACCTGCAGTACCTCCGCGTGGGGATGTTCGTGGATATCGTCAACCAGTCCACGGACGCCATCCTCGCATCGCGGGTGCAGATCTCCGCGATCGTGGCTGCGACTCGCGTTGTGACCTACACCGGGTCCGACGTGACGGCCATTCCGGGTACCCACGTCCTCGCGGTCGAGGGGAACTGGAAGCAGGAGATCAACGGTCTCCGCAACATCATCCGCAGCGACCTTTCCCAGAACTTTAGCCTGCACTCCATCGACTCGTCGGTGGCAGGCAACGAGTACTGGAAGGCGAAGCAGGCGGACGGTGGCAACGCAACCTTCGACGAGGACGCGGGGCAGTTGCTCCTCGATCAGATCGGCGCCGAGGGTTGGGAAACCGAGATGCTTCTCACCACGAGAGGCATCCGTCGCCGGTACGTGAACACTCTCAAGGCCCAGAAGCGGTGGAACGATGCCAACGCCGGCACCATGCACGGTGGCTTCAAGTACATCGACTACAACGGCCTGCCGTTGGTGTTCGACGACGACTGCCCGAAGCAGTACATGTTCTTCATCCGGCCCGACGACTTCCTGTGGGTGCAGCTCAACGGGAACGACTTCCGCTGGATGAACCGCGACGGCGCGATCCTCCGCAAGGTGGAGAACCCCGACACGGATGCGTACAAGGCTACGCTGTACAAGTACTGCGACCTGGGTGTCTTCCGTCGCAAGACGCAAGGCACCATCTTCAACCTCGCAGACGACATTCCGTAGGCCACATCTACGGGATAGGAGGCGGACGATGGAAATGCTACCGATGAAGGCCTGGTACAACGCCGAGGTAGGCGTAGTCGAGCTGGAAGACGACGTACTTTCCATCGTCCGCCAAGTCCGTGAACTGTACGGCAGGCGGATCACTGTCGACCTGATCCCCGATTCACCTGAGCCGTATGCGTTCGTAGAGCACTGTGAAGACGGTACTGATCGACTCGTATTCACTTGCATCGAGCTGGACAATCGCGCTCTAGAGCGTCTCCAGAGATCCGACAGTCACAGCCGCATGTACGTCGACCCATACGACGCTGCTGAGGTAGAACAGGATCGACTCCAGGATGAAAAGGAGAAAGCTTCGAGGGAAGTCTTGCTCGAGCACGCTGAGGAGATGGCGTATGACCTCAAGCGTGATGGCCGCGGCGAATCGCTGCCGCTAACTGTAGGACTCAACAAGGGGCATACTCAGCGTGCCAACCGCTAACGGTCAACTCCAGCTTCAGGACTACGACGCCGCCCTCATAGCGAGAGGGTTCGATGGGTACCAGCCTGCTGAACGATCACAGCTCATCAACTTCGGGTATCGGTACCTCGCACGTAAGTATCCCTGGGCGTGGGAACAGACGACGAAGTCTTACACCATGAATCCGGGCGATCCACCGCTTTCTGTGGCAGGAGCGAGTACATTGGGCGCCAACAACATCAACCAGATCTACGTTCTCACTGACCCATACCGTCGTAAGTTGAAGGTGATGGCAGAGGACGTGTTCGAAGCTAACTGGCTGCCCCTCGACCTGACGATTGGTGCTAATCGAGGCATCCCCGATTATTATTACGTCTTCAACGGGCAAATCTACATCCTCAGTCCACCACAGAGTGCGATGACGGTCCTCGTCTACTTCCAGAACTACCTCCCGGACATGGTACTCGCTACCGATGTGCCATCGACACCGCAGATCCTCGACGAGGTAATTCTCGATGCTGCGCTGATGAGGGCACATAGGCGTGCTCACGAACTCCAACTCGCGCAGGAGGCGCAGATGCGGGTTGATGATGCTATCGCTGATATGCTTCAGGATGATGTCTGGACCATGTCGGAGCAGCAGGAGCGGGTACTTCCCGACGATCAATGGCTGTAGCACCCCGCGATATGCCGGTGACTCGTGACATGGTCTATTCATGGATCACTGGGTGGAAACGGAGTAAGAAGACGAAAACGCTGGATGATTGGATCCGTGCTAAGGTAGATGAGCTTGCCCTCGAGGACTCCATGGTGAACACCTCTGGCCATGACAACTTGCCAGACGAGACCTCGGTAGCGGATATGATCATCATGGACCTCGACTCATATTCCAATGCCCCAAGTAGCTGACCTCAAAGAAGTAGAAGCCCAGACTCAGGGCTTCGGTGAGGGGATGAACATCCAAGACGCCCCGAACATGCTTGCGCCCACAGAGGTGAGGCGCGCAGAGAATGGTGTACTCGATGAGCGCGGCGGCTTCACAAAGCGAAGCGGCTGCCAGGACATGGGTACGATCGGGGTTGCAGCAGATCGAATTATTAGTCTCTACACCTTCTACCGTGGCGCTGTAGTCACTCCCCATGTCATGGCGCATACGTCTGCGGGTAAGGTGTACTACACGACTGACCCGACTGCTAACCCCATCGTGTGGAATCAGATTGGGACAGGGTACTCGGTCATCCAGCCGATGGCTTGGGAAACCTTCAACTCAAAGGTGTATTTCTGTGATGGCGTCAGCAGCTACTCCTCATGGGACGGAACAACTCTCGCTACCTATTCATCTGCTCCCAAGGCGAAGTACCTACGCCTGTGGAAGGATACAATGTGGGCCGCTGGAGTTAGTGGTCTCAGCGACAGGGTCTTTTCTTCCGCCGCCGGTGACGCTGAAACCTGGCCAGTCTCAACGTGGGTTGATATTCGCCACGGAGATGGGGACGCAGTTAGAGCTTTGGCCAGCGATGGGGTTTATCTCATCGTTGGCAAGCGAAATACGGGCTCACTGATCTACGACCCGTCGTTCCTCTATAACCGTGTCTTCGACTACGAGAAGGGGATCGAAAGCCACTGGAGCGTGATTCAGCATGAGTCGGGGATCTTCTACCTCACTCGTAGAGGAGTCGCCTCGTGGCAGGGTGATGCACCGGCAGATCTCATCTCCTACAAGATCGACCCGATCTTCGATCCGCATGTGCTGAACTACAACATCCTGGAGTTCGCATGGGCCTTCGCTGTGGATCAGAAAATCTCGTGGGTTGTCCCTGAAATCGGCCAGGCGACCATGAGCATGCAGATCAATTACTACCCCAGACTCGCACAGCTTTCCTCGCTCGGAGTTCGTGGGCTAGGCCCATGGAGCATCGACCGAATGCCAATCGCTTGTGCCACGATGTACCGATTCCAGGATAAGATCCGCGTATATGGCGGGTCAAACCTGGCGAATAAGGCCTACTGGATGTTCGCTGATAGCGTCGGGCAAGATGACGGAGTCACGTTCACAGCGACCTTGGAGACAGGGGCGCTTGACTTTGGTAATCCGCTTATCACGAAGTACGTCCGACGTATGCGAATCCTGGGCCGAGGGCAGTTTACTGTGCTCATGAGACGGAACTTCCAGAACCAGCTCTACAAGGCGATGCCTGTAGATCTATCGTCTTCTCAGGTTAACTGGAATACTGGTAACTGGAACGTGGGTAACTGGGGGCCTGACTCCAACGTCAAAGAGGTCACTCTGAACCCAGACGCCTACGGACGATTCATCACGCTGGTCTTCTCTGATTCCAGCGCCCTCGCAGGGTCAAAGATCCTGCCCGTTGGCTCAAAGGACTACTCAATTCCCACGGGTCAGTGGTCAATTCTCGGTACTCTCCTCGACGGAATGCTTCTGGGGGTGCGGAATACATGAGCCTTTACAACATCGTTGGATCTGCATCACTTCAGGGCGGTCAGCCTGAGGACGTCTCTCAGGTCCTCGCTAACTTCCAAGCGATTCAGACCATCTTGAATGGCGGTATTGACGACGCCAATGTGCGTTCCACAGCAGCGATCACACCAACGAAGCTCGCCAACTACCCATGGAAGAACTCAGACATTGACCCAGCTGCGGCGATTGTCCTCTCGAAGCTTGCTGGGTATCCTGCTGACGCTACGAAATTCGCTCGCGGTGACGGTGTATGGGCGCTGCCGGGTATATACCGTAAAGTGACGCCTAAGGCGGTTGTAAACTCCATCGCTGAGACTGACCTGCTGAATGGTGAGATCACGATTCCTGCTGGGCTTATGGGGATAAGTGGCGGTATTCGACTCACGATGATGGGCGACTGTGTCAATAATAGCGCAGCAACTCAGGCGGCTCCTGTGTTCAAGCTCAAGCTCGGCGCCACGACTATCCTGGCTACGGCCGCTACAGCTGCGATGTGGGCTGCGTCAGCAACTCGTGGCTCCTGGCGATTCGTCGCTGAGATCCAGAACCTGGGAGCAGCAAACTCGCAGTGGTCGAATCTCCAGGGGATGATGTTCGACTCGATGCTCAATAACCTCTTCTCTGTGTTTGCGACTGGGCAGGGCTCATCGGGAACTGCCGCCATGGACATTGACTTCATCCAGGGCGGCAACGCTAGTGCTATCGACACGACACTAGCTCAGGTGCTTGCCTTTACCGTCATCCTCCCAGCCGCGAACGCATTGCTCGACATGACGCTCAAGAGTGCTGTCGTGGAGATCATATAGTGGCTAACACGCAGACCACATTCCCGACCCGCCCGCAGAAGAAGTCTGACGTTAGTCAGCAGGTCTGGACTGTGTGGACGATGCTTCAGTACTTCGCTAACTCGGTCTACGACACCTTCGTGACCACGGTGTTCAACGTCTTCGTGGCAAAGTTCGCACTCGGTAGCGCTGTTATCGCACCAGCAGCCACCACTGTGGTCGTAACGCATGGTCTCAACGCAGCGGCATACTCAGTCCACATCACGCCTACGGGAAACAACCCTGGTGCTGTGTACTGGATCACGGCGAAGACTCCTACGACCTTTCAGATCAACCTCAGCGCAGGCGCTCCCGCAATCACTGGCGCTTCCTTCGACTGGTTTATAAAGGCGGTGTAGTATGGCGGATAACCCGCAAACCACTTCGGGTACTGGCGGCGCCGGACCGCCAGCTCCGGTCTATGCAGCGAACCCTCCGGGTAGCGTTCAGGATTCGGACTACCTCTCAGCCAACGCGGTTTTGAAGCAGCAAATCTCGTCTCAGTACGGGGATATCCTTGCACAGCTTGGATACATGGACCCATCAAGCGGGATGTTCATCCCAGGTAGTGTCGAGCAAGGGGCGGATATCAACACAGGCAACCTGCAGCAGCAGATGGCGCTTGCGGATCAGGGCGTCGATCAGAATGCGCAGAACCAGGGCACTTTCTTCAGCGGTGTTCGTGGGACCCAGCGCGCCAATGCTGAGCAGCCGTATATGCAGCAGATCGGTGGTATCAACTTCGACACGGCTAACACGCTTGCGGGCCTTCAACGTCAGGCTGGCGATCTGATGAACCAGTACAACACGCAGAACATGCAGCTTCTCTCCGACGCTGCTGATCGCGCTGCTGCTGCTGCGACTGCGAACCCGATCACCCCAGTGGCTGCACCCGACCCGACGCCCGCACCTGTGGTATCACCGCCACCAAACACGGGTGGAAGTAGCGTGGGTACTGGTTACGGTGGCGCACCACAACCGCCTCCAGGCCACGCACCAGTACCGCCTATCGGATTCGCTAAGGGCGGTGAGATCAGTAGGCCTACACGTGCAGTCCTGGGTGAGCATTCTCGCCCTGGTGACCCTCGATCCCATGAAGTTGTTATTCCCCGTGACAAGCTCTCCGACGAAGGGAATGCTATGCTAGACCACGTCATGAATATGGCTGGCCTTCGCCATGCCGCGCTTGCTCGCGCTGCTGGTCAAGCTCCGCTAGGTGGGTCGATTGGCCCCGGGTCTGTTGATGCCCACGACCTGATCTCCGAGGGTCAAGGTCTAGCAGGCGCTCAGCTATGGGAGCAGCGTCATCCCGCAGCCGTACACGCGGGTCACATTCCCGGCTTCGTGTCGGCAGCGATGGCGCAGGGCATGAGCCAGGCGATCCCACCGTCACCGGTTGGGGCAGTGCATCGTCTTGCTGGGATGCTTCCTCCGGGCCACGTTCAGCTCCCGCATCCTGGTGTGTTGCCACTGGGTGGCGGCGACATGCTTGCTGACCAGGCGAATCATGATAGCCTCGCACATGCTATCGGCTCCGCTGCGCTGGCTCGTATCGGTGTCCATCCGCCATCAGCCTTCCAGGCCGGTCAAGTGATCCACAGCTTCGGGCCGGGAAGCCTTCCTCCGACGCCCATGCCGCCCGTTCATCCGATTCTTGGTCCTGCCGTCGCAAGCTGAGGTGACTTATGGCTGACGTTACTGCCACAGATCCGAATCCAGTAACAACTCCGATGTCCTACTCTCAGCTGATGGCTGAGGCGGAGGCACAGGCGCAGTCTGAGACACAGGGTCAGAATGCCCCGCTGATCGCGCAGGAACAGACCCTAGGATCTCAGCAGCAGGGGGCAAGTAATCAGATCGGGTCGATGTTCGATCAGCTCATGCCGTACGTCCAGGGCTCTGCACAGCAGGTGCAGCAGGCACAAAACGACTCGCTCGCGCTCGAACAGTCGATCTTTCAGGCTGCGGGTCAGCGGATGAATCAGCTCAAGCAGCAGCAGGCTGAAGAGGCACAGCAACTCGCGCAGCAAATCGGTGGTCCTGTTGCGACGGGCGAGTTCACTGCGGCATTGAGCCCCTATGAGTCGCAGATGCCCGCGCAAGCGGCTGCCAACATGATGCACGGGCTGGGTCTGGCGCAGGCGGATACTGAAGAAGCGCAGCAGTTCGCTGGACAGGTCTTTCCTGCGCTGCGTACAGAGCAACAGGCGAAGAGCAATAGCTTCTTCCAGGATCAGATCAAGACGCTGCAGAACCAGATCACCCAGAACGAGGCGGGTAAGTCAGCGCTTACCAATAGCAAGCTCACGGACCTGCTGAACAACGAGCGCTCATTCCGTCTCAACGTCGCGCAAGCTGCGGAAGCGAAGCTGAAGGACAAGCATGACTGGCAGGCGACGCAGGCACAACTGCACGCCGACGATGTGAGGCTTGGCCTGTCGAAGCAGGCCGCACAGCTCAGCAAAGCTGGAGTTACTGGTAAGTTCCAGGGCAAGCCGACGATTCAGGCGATTCACCTCGATCAGGAGCAGAAGTTGGCTGCTCAGCGCATGGGCATTTCTGCTGCTGAGTTCCAGGCGAGACTTCAGCACTCTACGGAGAGCACTAAGTTGCAGCAGCAGCGACTGGGGATCCAGCAGACCAAGGCAGGCATGACTGCTCTAGATGCGGCATACGATCCGACCAACGGTAAGCCTGTGACGATGACCACCAAGACGTACATTCCGAAGGGTTCGCTGGCTGAGGTACGTGCTATCTCAGGCAAGACGACTAACGCTCACTACGACCCGCAGAAGAAGCAGTACTACCAGTATGAGCGCCTCACTCTGACCGCTAAGCAGTGGGCACAGCGTCGCGGGTATACTGGTACGAAACCCGTTACTGACCCGAATCAGTTGTTCCACCTCGTGAGGTCTGAGGTACCGGGTCTGTCGCGCACTGCAGTTATTCGCATGGTCCGCGCGAAGACGGGTCAGGAGAACTGGTCGCCTAGCGGGAAGGGCTAATGCAGGTCGTCGGACCCCTCAATGTTCCGATCAAGAAGCTCAAGAAGGGGCCTGGGCTTCGTGGTGGTGTTGCAGGTGCTAACGTCAAAGCACCGAATACCCCGCACATCCAGCAGCAGACTCGCCTCCCGGATATCAACTACGGTGCGGTTGCGCAGATGGGTCGTCAGCAGCAGCATGTGCAGGATGACATGCAAGCTCAGCAGCAGGAGCAACAGCGATTGCCGCAGCCTACTCCTAAGCTTCAGCCGAAGCAGCTGAAGTCGAACCAGGACCTCATGCAGAAGACGTGGGCCGGAGTCAACGCACCGTCTGAGCAATACGCAGGCGATACTGCTAGCAAGGACATTGCGAAGACTACGAAGCAACAGCGTCTAGGCCTCGGTGGTTACAAGCCTGAGCAGGCTGGCGTACTGCCGATTCAGGACATGGGCGGCGTTCTGGGGTGGGGTCAGAAACTACTCACGGAAACGGGTCAGGCAGCAATCGGCGTGGGACCAGGGCTGTACACAGTTGGCGGCGGCATGATCCACGACCCTGTGGGTACAACCGCTAAGCTGGCGACCCAGTTCGGTAAGAGCCTTGGTCAGACGATTGAGCACCCGATCCGTCAGCTCAAGGAGGACCCACTCGGGTTTATCACCAACGTCCTCATTCCCGTGGGCGCGACTGCGGGTACTGCTGCCCGCGTCTCAGAATTTGCCGACACCGCTCGAGCGCTTCGCGCAGGCGAGATTACCAACATGCAGGCTGTGGGCAAGATCGGTAAGACGCTGATGCGACCCCAACCTATGCAGCGTAATATCCAGGTGACACCGGATACTCCAGAAGCAACCGGTTTGCGTGTCTCGCCTCCCGCGTTCAAGTCTGCTCTTGGTGGATACCTTCAGACGAAGGTGCTCGATCCGCTGACTGAGCGTGCGATCAAAGCAGGTAAGCTCTCAGGTACGAAGGACAAGCTAGTGTCTCTCGGTCGTGAGTTCAAGGTTCCAGAGCAGATGCGTGGGGCACTGCCTGAGGGTCACGTCGGTAAGCTGATGCGCCAGGATATCGAGCAGCAGATGCAGATGCGTCGTGGTCTTGAAGAGGTCAAGCAGGCGAAGTTGATGGGTGAGGGTACTACAACTATGTACCATGGTGGGCCACAGAACCTCGAGGGCGGAGTTCTTGACGCAGGTCGCACTCACCCAGGAAACTACTTCGGCGGTGGAGCATATGCGACGGACTCGCCTGAGGTTGCGAAGGCGTACTCGCTTACCCACGATGAGCCATTCGTCCACAAGCTCGAGGTCTACTCTAAGAGCCTCGCGAACGCTGATACACCGATGACCAAGGAGATGTTGAAGGCTATTGAGCCGCACATGGGGCCCCTGCCCAAGGGCACCACGTTGCGCCAAGTCTTCGATGACCTCAACAACCGCGCCTCACAGGGCTACCATGACCTCACTAAACCTGTAGGGCAAACACCATCGGATGTACTTCCTGGCCACATTCAGAAGGCGCTCTCGGGTATTGGCATCCATGGCATTCACTACAAGGCTATCACTGAGCCAGGCGATCTGAAGTCGCTAGCTGCGATCACCGGCAGGGCCGGTAAGGATCTCAAAGCTGCGCTCGGTAAGGTTGGCCGTTCTCGTGAGGCCGTGATCTGGAACCCTGAAGAGGCGCTGCATGATGGTCCCCCACAGTTGAGCGCGGGTGAGGCCCAGAAGCGCGCATACGCCATCGGCGCTGCGAAGACACACATGGATGTGTGGAAGTCGTTGCATGATGGTGGGGCAGGGTATGCTGAGTCGTTCGCCCATGACCCACACGGGTACGTTGCGATCCGCAAGCCCCCGGATGAGGTTAAGTGGAAGGGCTACAGCAGTGAGGCAGCAATAGGTAAGAAGTTCGCTGACATGGTTGAGACAGACCCCGCCAAGGTCACGGCAGATCCTCACGCCTTCACCTTCATACCTCGTGGTACCTGGCAGCGAATGAAGCTCTTTCAGCCTGGTACGGGGCCACTCGCGAAGACCGCTGACGTGATCGACCGTGGGACACAAATGATCCGCATTGGTCGGTTCCTGCATCCCGGCTACGCAGCGTGGGCAGCGCAGAACGGAATACTTCACCTTACTCAAGCGGGTATGTTCGGCTTCCGCAACGCTTGGCAACTGCGCAACGAGTTCCCACGTATGACGGATGAGGAGAAGGCTGTCTTTGACAACGCTGTGGGCGCGGGGCACTTCGGAGGCGGGATCGCCCGTGCTAGCGCTGGTAGTGAAACGTCGAAGTTCTCGGGGCTCTCAAAGTCGCTTGCTGGGTTCTGGCACAAGGTCGACGACCGATACTGGCGTCGCATGAGCCTTATCCACGAACTGAATCACCAGGGCTATCACAGCGCTGAGGATTGGGCTAACTTGATGCGGACTGATAACCCAGAGTTCCGCAAGATCGGGCGCCTGTCTCAAAAGGAAGCTATTGACTACTCTGAGATGTCGCCTAGCGAAAGGGCGACGTTCCAGAAGATGTTTACGGCGTGGGGATGGACGCGAGGGGCGTCAACCTACACGATGCGTTATCCTCTTCAACACCCCGTACAGTTCCAGGCGCTGGCGCAGGTTGCGAAGCAAGGTGAGAAGCAGGTCAATAACTTCTACTCCGGTAAGAATGGGATGGCGCCTAGCTGGTTGCGTGGGTACTTGCCGCTGGGTCATGGTAATGCACCGTTCATGCTAGGCGGCTCGACGATCAACCCCGGTGAGACCTTCGGTAATCTCCTCGCTGAGATTCCTGGTGCTACGAAGGGTCAGACTGAGAGCCTCGCACAAGAGGAAGCACCTGTCCCCGCGTCGCTACAGGAGATGCTCACTGGGATGACGAGGTACGGTCAGGCGCTTAAGGGCAACAAGCGCATCGAGCAGCCACTGACTGACCTCGCACACAGGTTTACCCCTTACTCCACCATTCAGAACCTGCTGGCAAATAAGAAGGGTGGAGGCACATTCGCACAGGGTCCCGAAGCAGCAGCAGCTCAGTTCCTCGGCGCGCCCCTTGAGAAGCTCAACAACGCCAAGCAGGTTGCTGCGCTGGGCATGAAGGACTACGAGCAATCGCTGAGTACGCCGGACGAGATCAACTTCCGCTACCACACCAGCGTACAGCGGCTTGCTGGTGAAGCACAACTGTTCCACAGTAGGACGGGTAGTCAGCTCACGCCTGCGCTCATGGGTAAGATCAAGGGTGACCTCGACGCAGTCCACACCAGGGATCTGTTCCAATACCAGTATGCACAGGCTCATGGTTCGAAGTCATATCGTAGCCTACCGCCGATCAACAAGATCCAGGGTGCTATCCAGTTCATGACCGAGCACAAGTACATCTCCACAGCAGAGGCGAGTCAGGTGCTTGCGACGGCGAGCAAGATCAAGGACGACACGGCGATTGAAAGCCTCGCCAATGAGCTGTGGTCAGATACTGGGATCGGCGACGTTGCTAATCAGTGGAAGTCCTCGATGAAGGACTTGCAGAAGCCCACTCTGACGCCTGCGAGGCCCTAATGGCTAACGCTACTGCGCTATACCAGAACACCATCGACCAGGCTGCCTCGAAGTACGGCATTCCTCCAGGTCTCCTCGAGCGTCAGATTCAAGAGGAGTCAGGCGGCAATCCAAACGCTCGCTCACCTGTGGGTGCACTCGGGATGATGCAGCTCATGCCTGCGACAGCGAAGGGTCTTGGCGTCAATAATCCACTGAACCCCGAACAGAACATCATGGGCGGCGCGAAATACCTCGCTGATCAGTACCAGAAGTTTGGCAGTTGGAAGCTAGCACTGGCAGCGTACAACGCGGGACCAGCTGCAGTTGCTAAGTATGGCGGAGTACCGCCGTTTGCTGAGACCCAGCGCTACGTCCAGGCAATCCTGGGTGGGGGTCTACCGGATGCGGGAGCAGCCCCTCAGGTATCGCCGACGGCAGGCCGCTCCTCTGCCGGCCTGGGTAGCGGCGCTCCCGCATTACCTCCTGGTATCTTGAAGGCAAGTCAGATGGCGACAGCCACCATCCCTAACCAGGGGATGACTGACCTGCTCGATACGCTGGGTGGAACCGCAGGGAAGATCTCGCAGATGCAGCAGAGTGAGGGCTCACCGATGAGCTACGTACCTCACCTCGCTGCGCTCGGTCATGCCCTCGCACCGAAGTTCACCGCACAGCTCCCTGAGGGTGGCGGCGGTGGAGGCAACATCGTGCAGGCAGCAAAGGGCTATCTCGGCGTCCCCTACAAGTGGGGCGGCACGTCACGTCAGGGTGGGATGGATTGTTCGGGGTTCCTGCAGAATGCCATGCGTGACTCAGGCATCAAGATCGGGCGCACAACCTACGAGCAAGTGAACGAGGGTCAAGCCGTAGGTCTTAAGCAGTTGCAGCCCGGTGATGCAGTGTTCACAGAGCCCGGTCATGCTGGTCCGAACCACGTCGGTTTGTACGTCGGACATGGTATGATTCAAGAGTCACCTCATACAGGGACAGTTAACAGCTACATCTCACTCAAGTCATTCCTCGGTGGTGGGTTCGTCGCGGCTAGGCGATACACTGGGATGGCGAAGCCGAAGGGAGGTCAGCGTGGACGCTAAGTGGTATACCAGCATTATCGTAGGGGTACTTGCACTCGCTGCGCTATCAGCGGCGGTGATTCTTCAGCTCAACGGCAGTGACGCTACCCACGCATGGGAGGGGTTTGGGGGACTCGTGATCTTCTTCGGAGGAGTTCACGTACCCGCCCCGAGCCAGTCCTGATGGGGTGGGATGGCGATCAACACGAGGAACGGCGCAGACCCGCGTCCGAGAGCTCGTATCGCCTCGGCGAACTGGAAAGACGAGTGAAGGTCGTAGAGGACCTCTCACCCTCACTCACAGCCTACAAGGTGAACGAGCTTGAAGGTAAAGTAGATACCCTCAATGACAGCTTCGAAAGCCTCCGCAAAGTACTACTGGGCTTCGCTCTCTCAATCGCCGGGTCAGCTGTGGTATTCGCGCTGACAGTTCTCACAGCAACGGGGAAGATCTGATGGAAGAGCGCCACGATACTCGGTTCCGAGTTTGGATCGGAGCACTCGCGATCATCACCATGCTGGCCATGCTCCTAGCAGGCTGGGCGTTCCTTACACGGTTCGATCAGACCAACAAGCTTCGTAGCGATCAGGACCATGCGTGGCATGGTGTCATCTGCACCATCGAGAGAGCCTCGATCAAGAACCCGAACACCACCGTCCAAGAGAAGCTACAGGATCTCAAGTTCTTTGACGGGCTACTCACGACTGACGTGAGAACGACCCCCTGCGGCCTCAAGCACCTAGTCGAACCCACCGGCTAGGGGCACCTACCCCAGGTGCATGACTCGGGTGGGGGTTCTCCTCCAGCCCCCACCCTTGTCACCTTGAACGCACGCGCGTTGCGCGGCTTCTATTAGGAGCGATCAGCAGATCTGTGAGGTTGACAGAACATCACTCGTTGATGATCGCGTCACCTTAAAACTTCATAAGTCTAGGATCGATCCCATGGAGATCGTACTGCTGGTGGCATGACCCGCATAGCCACCACACATCAAGCGGCTTGTCGTAGTCTTTATGTGCAGCGTGAGGTTTACAGACTCGACGACAGCTCTCGCAGCGTGAGGGTCTCATCAACTCACACTCAGCTAATGCTTCCCAAACTACAGCATGGGCAGCAGCTTTTACTGACTCAGCTGTCTCTCGCCGCTTGATGTGTGGTAGCGTCATCTAACTACCGAAGCCCACAATAACGCGCTGTATTGGGCCATGGACTGTAGCCTCGAACGAGTACTGCACGGACTCCCGCTCGAAGTTGATGGACCACAGTCCAGTGATCGGCGGTACCGTGATGCACGAGGTCGTGGTGGCCGTATGCGTCCTGGAAAGATAGATCCATCTGTAACCCACCCCAATACGGTGAGCCGGGATCATTCCAAGCACCCTCGTAGTGATGGATACAGAGAAGGTTCTGGACGATGCCAGGGTACTTGAAGTGGTACGAGAACTGATAGCCGCCTGGGTAGTTCTGTGTGCTAGCGGCGGCTGAAGCGATAAACAGGAGAGCCGTCATAATGACGACTACCATTAGTACGGTAACTCGTTTCACCGGCAACCTCCTTGTCGATCATTCCTAGTAGGAGAGATACCTGCCCGACCGTTGTGAACACTGCGGCAATGCCGCCAGCTTCAGCGATTTCGTCAAGCACCGCGATCTGCTTCGCGGAGGGCTTACCGCCAGGCATCTTTGCCTCTAGGCCTAAAAACCTGCCCTTGTAGCATACGAGCAAGTCTGGAATGCCAACCTCTTGGAAGTTCTCTCCGTCACCTTGGATCTTGAAGGGGCGTGCGCCCTGATCCCGCAGGAACTTGCGTGTGTTTGAGACTAACTTACCTTCTGGTTGGCGTGGCACAGCAACATCCTATCACATCGGGCACGGGATTGTCGAACTAGAAGAGGGGCCACTACCCGTGCAGTAGCAGCCCCTCGTATCCGCGCGCAGCGGAACTTACAACTCAGACCGGTGGTGCGCCCGAGCTAGCTTGTCTTCGATCATGCTGACCTCTTCGTAGATCTCTCGAATCGCCTTCGACAGCTCTGTGGTCACAGGAAACCTCGTAGGAATCTCGTGAACCTCGGCCATCTCGTCCTCAGGGACATTGCGAATCGTCGGGGCCATCTTACCCAGCACGTCGTTTGCTACCCCGTGAAGACTGGAGACTGCGCCCTGGAGCATTGTCAGCTCACGAGGGATCTCCGCCATCTCATCGGGTGCAGCTTCCGTTCGTGGCTCGAGGGATGAGCCTTGTTCTCCGTGCATCTCTGACCTCCTAGAGCTCGTCTACGTCTACGTCGTCGAGGTCCTCTTCTTCGTCTTCGTCCTCGACTTCCTCTTCTTCGTCCTCATCCTCGTCATCATCGTCATCCTCATTATCCTCGCCCTTGAAGTCATCAGCGGGGAAGAAGTCGACGATCTGAGAACGCATCTTCTCCTTGTACTCGTCGTCCTCGACAGTGACGCCCATGACCTTGCCGTAGACCTTCTCGGGGTCGAAGTTGAGTGCCTTGCCGGCGACGTTCTTACCCAGCGCAGCGTGAATGAGGTTGCGGAGGTTCCACAACGCATCCGGCTTGAGCGAGGTATTGACGTACAGGGTCTTGCCCTTGTACTTCTCAGGCTTGACGATCTGCACACGCCACGAGAAGTAGCGCCCGCCGCTCTTCTCCGACTTGCGAAGCTCTGCCTTGACAGCCTTCGCGAGGTAATCGCCTTCGGGCACATGTGCTGCGCGCCCGCCCTTCTTGATCTCCTTCTCTACTCCGCCGAAGTCGATCTGGATTTTCTTAGCCATCCTCTACTCCTTTGTAGATCATGCCCAACATGTCCGTTAGATCCGGCGCGTCGATGTGGGCTGGAAACACCCCGTTACGATCCTTCGACACATAGCGCTCTGAGTCGCCGAGTAGCAGTCGCCGCCGAATCTCTCTGCGCGCGGTCTTACGTTTCTTATTCCTAACCACTACCTCCCTCTTCGTCATGTAGCCGATCGTTCCGACTGCAGCCTTCAGTGTCTTCTCTACTGACGGTGACACCTCCGGCCCGTAAATGATCTCACTCTCCTCGTCTTCATCATCCCCGGTTTGCTTGGCGCGAAGCTGGGCTACGAAGATGACGTTCAAGGGCAGGTTACGGAAGTTGATGATCTGAGTCCTCATCAGCTTGCCGACCTTACCCCACGCCTGCCGAGCAGGCATGTCTGGGTCACGACTCGCGTCGCGAGCGGCCTCGTCACCCAGCACGAAATCCATGCAGATGTTCTGCAGGTTCGAGACCGTGTCGATAGCCACTGACTCGAAGTCGTGATCGCCCTCCTGGAGGAACCAGTAGGCGTCATTCACCTCGCTCCAGTACTCGATGGGCAAGAAGTGTGGGTTGATATCTCGACGGACTGAGTCTTGCCCCTTGTCGTTCACGTCCAACACCAGCACCTTCGGTGCGGATGATGCGAGGCGTGTCTTGCCTGTGCCCGAGTCTCCGTAGATCACGAAGTTCTGATTCTGCGGGAGCTCGCTCGCTAGCTTGATCTTCTTCCGTACCCTCTTGGTGATCTCAGAATGGTCAGTAGGGGTTCGACGCCTAGGCATGCTTCATCAGCCTCAACTGTCCATAGTGCCATTTTCGATCTCGACCCCGTGAATCCAGTGAATCCACTAACACCTCCATTTGACCTCGCTTGATCTTCATATATGGAGAGACGATGGAATGAAACTCAAGAACATGACCCTCGTTTGTAATCCGCCACTCGTAGCAAGTGCTTTTCTTGAAGACCCTTCCCATCTCTAGCTTCTTTATCAACCAGTCAAGAATCATGGGATCTTTCTGAGTCACAGCTACTATCGGAAAAAATCCCGACCCGCGCTTGTTGAGACGAACACAACCCTCACCATCAGTAAGACCTGCGATGTAAGCTGCCTCAATCCTTGAGCAGGTCGACTTCCGGGCCACTATACCTCTCTTCATCTGTAGTGAAGTCAGCTAGCACCAACGGTTCGATATCTAGCCCCGCAAACTCCGCCGTACACAGACTGTGGTACTCGCATCCCCATCTGCAGTTGTAGAAGTACGAGCGGGGTGCGTGACGACTCCGTCGTTGGATATCTCGGACTGTAACGATGAACTCGATGAGGGCTTGCTTGATCTTCTCATCCTCGACGGGGATGCGCTCACGTCTGTACCACAGTACATCTCTGTCGCGCAGGGTGAGGAGCTTGTCGCGGTAAACTGCCTTGGCATAGTCCTTCCACATGTCACCATGCAGTTCCTTGATCGCGCGGACGAAGGTGTAGTAGTCAGTGTCCGTGCGTTGCGCGACTGACAGGGTACCGTTCTTGAGCACTCTGGGGATTGTTGGGGCTTTCGTTCGCCCGTAGTCGTAGATGAACCCGCGAACGTCGTAGCCCATCCGATGACACGCCCAGACGTACATGCAGTTCTGTGGGCTCATCATCCGCTCGTCATCGTCGGGGATGGTCTTTACCCACTTCGCGTCTCTGATCCAGAGCCCTCCGTACTCCTGATCCTGTACCATGAGGTCGAGTCGCCCCTTGAACGGGAACTCGTTGCTGATCTTAGGAAGCTTCGATTCAACGAGGAACTCAATCGCGGGCGCGCCGTCATGTAGTGCTGCAACAGAGTATTGCTCAGCCTCTTCTTTCCAGAACCTGAGGTACCCCTTGAACAGCCGCTCGCACTCGAATGGGAGGTCACCGTATTCCTCCTTCTCCTCGTCGAAGAGCTGATCGTACTCGGCCTCGAACGAGGCGTGTACCTCCTGCCAGGGTACGACACCTTTGATCTTAAAGCCACTCGCCTTAGCCCACTCGAGGTTGTGGGCCTGCTGTAGCGCGTGCAACCACGTGCCTCGATGAAGCTGCACCTTCTTGCGAATGGGGACCATCTCGTCACCCGGCTCGCAGTCGAAGAATCGTGGGCCATAGTCGTAGCGGAATGCGTACTGCTTCGGGGTAACTGGCAGCGACGAAACATCTTTATTCTTGACTGATTCATCCCTGCCATGGCGACCTCCTTTCTTTTGACTGTGCAGTAATACATCGGATCTTACGTGCAAGCTCTACTCGTCGAGCGAACGTTGGGGGTGAGCATAGCTTGTTGTGGTCATCTATCAACATTGCCAATTCTCGAGCGAGCATCACTCTCCGTTTCTTGATTCTTAGATATGGACCTACATGATCTGCGAAGTGGATTACATTTTGCTTGCCCCGGATGGTTAGATGATTCCTGTAGATAGTTCCATACCCGAGAAAGTTCTGAATCTCCACAAGGATTCTAGGGTCTGATTGGGATATGGACAGATGAGGTTTCGGAGCAGGCTCATTGCCGTATGGGTTACGATTCCTTTTACGGTTGTCACTCACGTAAGTCGTCACAGAGCCTTCTCCATCGAAGAAACCGGCGATGTACCGAAAGTCCATACGTCTTATTATATCACTTTAACGAGGACTTTGGAATACGCCAAACCCGGCCTACTTTTACAGCAATCAATCGCCCCTCTCTACACCAACGTGCAATAGTACGAGGTTGAAGAGAAAAGTAATCAGCCACCTCACGTGGTGTAAGTAACCTATCCTTCATACCCCGATCCCTAGCCCGCTTGCATCCGGAGTACCTGTCCAGTGTTGATCCCATTCTACCTCTACCTCGATAGGAATGTCGATGTCCGCGCCGAAAGTCTTCTTGAGGGGGAGGTTCTCCATCGTTTCTTTGACCACAGATGCGACCTCTGTGACCACTTCCTCCCGAACCTGTAGAAAGACAGCGTCATGGAGTGTCCCGACGAGGAATGCCGAACGTGGGTCAAGCTGAGGTTGAAGCTGTACCATGGAGAACAGCATAAGATCCGATGCAGTCGCCTGTACGGGGGAGTTGATCGCTTGTCTCTCTGCCTCCATACGCACACCGTTATCCGACGAGAGGATATCCGGCAGATGTCGTATCCGACCGAGCGGGGAGACAACACGGTGATAGTTATGGGCCACCCTTTTCTGACGATCATGCCATGCCTCCAGGTCGCGGAACATGCTGAAGTATTTCTGCCGTGCCACTTCTGCCTCAGCCATCGTAACTTCCACGCCGTAGTTCTCAAACGCATAGGCCTGGAACTTCTTCGGGTACATGCCGTACAGGAACCCGAAGTTGACAGCCTTCGCAAGCTTCCTCTCTTCCTTCGTTACATCCTGTGGTAGCTTGCCTGTGAGTGATGCTGCCATCGCTAGGTGGAGGTCCTCACCCGTAAGAAACGCGCGCCGCATACGTCGATCCTTCGACACATGGGCTGCGATGCGGAGCTCTATCTGCGAGTAGTCAGCCTGCATAAAGACCCACCCTGGTGGCGCACCGATAATGCTACGAATCCAGTGATCTCGAGGCACTTGCTGCAGGTCACCTGATAGCCGACCCGTGACTGTGCCGTACAACTTGTACGTGGTGTGGAGACGACTCCGCGCATCAAGCTTACCTGACCAGGGCAGGAGGTACGTGTTCATCCACTTCAGCTGAAGGGTCCGATATTCCAGAAGTGCTTTGATCGCTGGATGATCGTGGTAGTGAAGTAGGACTGCTTCCTTGGTCGACGGTGCTCCACTCTTCGTGATCTCGAGAGGGGAAAGCCCAAGCCCTCGCTTAGAGAAAAGCCAGCGCCCAAGTTGCTGCGTGCTGTTGAAGTTGAACGGCTCTCCCTTCGCATCCACTTGCATAGACTTCGGAAGATTCTCAATGAGCACCTCCTTTCGCTCGTTGATCTCTCCTTGTAGCGTCGCCATCCTCGGGAACAGGCGCTTCTGATCAACGTACATTCCCGCTGCCTCAACCTGCTGGATCACATGCGAGGCTGGCATCAACAACTTAGCGAACAGTCGAGTAAGGCGAGGATTCTCCAGCAACTCCTCGCGCAATCGTGGGTAAATCTGATGAGTGTACCCGACGTCTGCTCCGTTGTAGGTGCAGATCTTCTTCAGTGGCTCCTTCATGATCTTGTCGGGCTTGAGTTCAACCATGCCCTTGTAGACGTCAGCACCAAGCACGTTCTGACTGAGGAAACCGAGGTTCTTCGGTCGGTTCTCGTCTAGCAAGTGCGCAGCCAGCATAATGTCGAACCGATGCTCTAGGAAGACTCCGGCTCCGGCAAGCTGCTGGTTGTCGTGCTTTCCGTTCTGTGCGGTAAGCTTAAGATCTGGTCTCGCAAGTGCCCGGCCAAGATGCCGTACAACCTCAATCCATCGCTTCCTGAATGGGGACTCTGGATGAGATAGAGGTACAACGTAAGTGGTAGCTCCGTCCCAGGATATGCCGAGGCAAACAATATCCCACTCCTTCTCCCACGGACGACCTCTGTTCTCCACGTCGTAGGCGACCATGGTTTTTGGCGGAAGCGCTCGAACTCGGCGCGTGAGCCAGTTGACTCCCTCGACCGTATTGACATACTTACTCCTCACGGGGACGACTTGGAACTCGCCACGAATCATGCGAGCGAAGCGCTTCACGTCTTCAGCCAGCGTCGAGTGCTGTCCAGGGTTGCGAAGGATGTATGCGGGGTGGAACGTGGCCATGACTTCACGATGCGACCACAGTGGATCTTTGATATCTAGCCTCACACCTCGCTTGGCAGTGATACCTGACTTCTTAGCCACCGCCTGCAGCGCAGCATTCCCCAAGAGAAGGACCCACTTCGGATCAACAACCTTGGCTTCGCGCTCAAGGTAGATGCGGCACGACTCAAACTCAACTCGGTCAGGTCTACGATTCTCTGGCGGTCGACACTTGACAGCGTTGGTGACATATACAGCCTCACGGTCAAGACCTGCCTCGCTGAGTAGTGAATCGAGTAGCTTACCCGATCGTCCGGAGAAAACTCTTCCAGTTTCAGCTTCGTATTCACCTGGGGCCTCCCCTATGACCATGATGCTTTTCTTCGGGTTGCCCGACCCCATTACGCACACCCGATCTGTGGTTTCGTGCAGAGGACACCGCTCACAGTCGTGGTCAGCGAGTCTGTCAAGCGGAGACTTATACATCCTCATCTTCCTCTGGCGCTAGGTCGTAGAGTGCGATTGACTGCCCGCCCTCGAGGTCTACAAGTTTGATCTTACCCTGAGCCGCGACGACAGTCTGCTTAAGGCAGGCCTCGAACAGCGCATGAGTTATCGTAAGCCAGGGTTGAACGAGCATCTCGTCTTCAATCTCGACGACGCATCGGAACCAGGCTACCCGACGATCAGCCATGGAACCCCTGCTGTACGCAGCCGATACCAGCGAGTCGGAGAAGTTCGATGCCCGCTGGATCGCGGTACCCCTCTTCGTAGTACACGCGCCGTACCCCTGCAGCGATCAGGAGCTTTGCACATGTGTCGCATGGGGCGACAGTCACGAACAGTATGCTGTTGTCTGTAGAGATGCCCTGACGCGCTGCGAAAGCGAGTGCGTTCGCTTCTGCATGAGTCGCATTGCGACACCCATGCTCGTTGAGCATCTCACTCTCTATGAGTTGTACGTCCTCGGGATACAAATTCTCCCGGGCGTCGGGCTGTAGTTGCCAGCCGTGGTTGTTCTCCCCGCAGTGAGGGGTTCCAGCGGGTGCGCCATTGAAGCCCCAGCTGATGCAGCGACCGTCGAGGATAATCACTGCACCCACCGCCTTGCGGGGGCATGTGCCGAGACGCGAGAGCTCGATCGCTACCCTCATGAATACGTCTCGCTTGAGAATGTCTCGTTGGATACCGGGAAAGCTTATGTTATCACCTTCGTTCATTGAGCCTCCTAATCTTGTTCTTTGCCTCGACTTCGTGCTCAACGAAATCTCTACCATCGAAGGCATTGTGGGTTATGTGCTGAACGGTATCACCATCTGCCTTATTGCCCGGGTACTCGATCGTAGGTCCGCAAGCACAGTCTGCGCATAGCGAGTGCTCGGCTGAGTCATCTATCGGGATGGTGTGAAGCCGACCCACGTTTCTCCAACCGCTCATAGCAATGCAGGTCTCCTTTGTGGACGTGGAATGAGTACGCAGTGAAGTGCAGAAAGCCCGGCTTGACGCCTGCCCATGAATCCTCTCGACTGACCCAGATCAACTCGTTCAGCACCCACTGGCACAAGCGCACTGCCATGTAGACGTCGTCGCGGAAGTGTCGTACCGCGTCGCAAGATCGCATCGGGTACCATAGGTGTAGGCTGTCTCCGCGTCTGAGGAAGTGGTAGTGTAGCGTGCAGGGTACACGACCGCCGTGCACTGCGCCTGTGTCTTCGGGGAAGAAGATCGGGAACGTAGCCTGCCTCGTGAACGGATGCTTGCGCAGGAGGTTGACCACATCGTCAAGGTCACCGTACTTGTACCGAGTTCCCAGATGAGCTCCCTCACTTGGGTACGGACTACCTGCATACTTCGGCCAGAAGCGCTCCTGGTATGTGTGAGAGAACTTGGGCTTAGCACCCTCATCCCCCATTGCTGGGTGCCTGTCAAACGCCGACACTTGCCCCACCCACCAGGGCCAGTTCTTGTACTGCTCGCCGGGGTTGCTGGGTACGCGGGACACTCGCTCCTGGAAGTGATCCTCTGCCCAGGGTAGGTTGGGGTCGCACTGTAACTGGGCGTCGTGGAAGTCCCAAGGCATCATTGCTGTCCAGCGCAGGTTCATCATCTCCATCGTCACCAGGTCAGGCTTGCCCTCTGTGGACACACCCTGCCAATGCCCTGTATCTACCTCGTCCCCGTACAATCTGAGCTCATCGAGGCTGAGGAGGATCGCGTTGCCTACAGAGTCGAACGTCTCCATCACGGTCGTCCTTTCAGTGGTTGCCAGGTCAGGTCCTTGACGGTCACTGTGGGCAGGAACTCCTCGCGCTGGAACTCAGCATACCGCCTCATTACCCGCTTCAGCGGGCCGTACTTGTTGTCCGTGATACCTGCCTCGTGGAACTCCTTGATCTTGTCGTACCACTTACCCACTAGCTTCATCGTGGGGTAGTTCGCTCGCATGTCAGGTTCTTCGAGGTCAGCGATGTACTCGTGCTTGTAGAGCATCGGCAGTGACTTGAACCCGTGGAACTGAAGCGCGTCTACGTGCCACCGAAAAGCAAACTCCTCAGGTGTAATTCCCACCCGTTGCCCGATACTCCTCGCGAGGACGTAGGCAAGTGCAAGATCAAGTCCGCCGATGTAGGCAATATAGGAAACTCGACTATGAAGGACCAGCGTAGGAGTTTCGCGTCGAACATTACCGCGATACGTAAAGGCCAGCATACAGTTACCCCACCGGTGGCGTTTGCTATAGCGCTCGACGTTGCGGGCGAACATCGTAGTACAAGCGCCCTTTGCACCCTGCCCGTTCGCAAGCTCTTCAGTCTTACGTAGGAACCGCAAAAGCTCATCCTTTTCGACATAGTCCCTCACTAACTTGGTCCATCGCTGCTTGTTGAGCCAGAGATCACGGCCCATATCGAGGTCGAATGCCATGCTGTCGCAGCTCAGGACGTTGTCGTAGCTGATGGTGTCTGCTGACCCGACGAGGTCAAGCACACCGTTGGAGAGTGTGCCGTTCCACATCTTGTATATCCCGCCTCGCCACAGTGTGGAAAGGTCGGGGTAATCTTCGCGGATCACTTCTGCTCCAGCACTTTCACTTGCGCGGGTGTGAAGCCTGGAGTCTTGCACTTACACCTCTGCGTGTGGCAGATGCCGTTGGTGTGGAGCTTCATCGAGTGACCGCAGTGGATACATAGGGAGTTAGCAGCGGTCATATCGTCCGCCCGTCGTGCGGGTACTTGACCCAGTCACGCTGCTTGACTGAGGCCCAGACCTCGTTGAGGACCTCATCCAGAACGAACCCTCTGTGGTGTGCGATGCCGAGCATGAAGATGATGAGGTCAGCGCACGCATCCTCGATCTCTGCTTCGTGATCGACGCCGTCACTTCGAATGCCCTGCCTCTCCTTGAGGAGGTGATGAGCTAGCTCACCCATCTCTTCAACCATCCCGGTGAACGAGTCCTCGATCGTGTTGAGTGGAAAGTTGTGGGCCACCCACTCATCGCGTTCAGCCTGGATGGTACTTAGCGAATTGAGGCTAGTCTTTCCAGCAGTCTCTCCCATGCTTCCTCCTCGGTGTAGTCGTAGGTCATCACGTTGTCGTAGAGCGCGTTCGCCCACATACCATAGTAGGCGTGGTACTGATTGCTGATCTTCAGGAGCTGGTCGTCGGCTACACCTTTGAGGCGCGAACGATCAGCCGCCGTGACGTTGGCGAGCTGAACCTCAAACGGTGGGAGGCAGAAGATGATGATGGGCTCGACGCCCCACAGCCTCATAATCCCTCGACGCGTGTCCTCGGATGGGACGAGTAGCCCACGCCATGGCTGGGCCTGCTGATAGATCGGGTCGGAGATGTAGAAGCACCGGTCGTAGACATTCCCACCGAGGTCGAGTGATGACTTGCCGAGCTGTGAGTCCCACCACTCAACGAGGCCAATACCACCAGGCCCGCCTGTGGATGAGAGGTCTTCTTCTGAGGGTCGGCAGTAGACACGTTCGAGTTTCTCACACAGGTCCTTGGCGACGGTCGTTTTGCCTCCACCATCGGGGCCCTCTACGATGATCGGGAGGTCAACCACGTTCCCGCTCCGTCTGTTTGTTCTCCTCGAGGGCTGAGGACTTGCGTTCATCACCCTCGTAGAACTCGACTGTCTTCGTCAGGACGATCGTCCCCGACGGAAGCTGGATAGCTGCGAACGGCTCTCCGCCCGCACCGCCATCATTATTGAACGTCTCGAGGGGCAATCCCCTCACTCTCCACCGCACGCTCATGGCCGGAGCGGGGTGGTGTTGAACTGCTTCCGATAGCCAGCCTTGCGAAGGTCATCCTGCAGTCGCTTGAGCTCAGCCTCAGGACCTCGCGCGACGATCTTTCCCTCTTCGACTAGCTTGGCGAACATCGCCTCCGACTCTTCCGTTGGCGGCGTGATCTCCCCGAAGTAGTGTGACTGCGGGTTTACTTCCACGTCTGCACCTCCTAGTAGTTGTGCGTACTTCATTGTATCATACCCCGAGGAACCGATGGGGGTCGCGCATCAATTCTCCGTGCCAGTCCTCTTTTTTTCGTAGCGATGCCAGAACGCGGCGATCGACGGTACCCTTAGCGAGTACGGCTGAGACCCTGACAGGGCGCTTCTGGTTCGGCCCTCGGAGTCGGTTGAGACACTGCCAGAACGCGACCCAGTCATCGGGTAGCGTTGTGAAGATACACTCAGCCGCGGCCGTAAGTTCGATGCTGAGTGATCCTGCCTGATGCTGAATGACGAGTGCGCTGGGCCTCTTGGATGACTGGAACTCTTCCAGGATTGGAGCGCGATTTCGCCTCGTGGTTCTTCCATCCAATACTTGAGTGTGATACCCCACTCGCTCCAAGCTAAGCCTTGCTGCGTCCACCTCTGCAGTGAAGCGACAGAAAACGACAACGCTTTCCCCCTGTTCGAGGAGATTAGTAGCGTAGTTTTTGAGGGCCACAGTCTTCTCTCGATGAATCTGCTCTCCGCCCGTGAGAAACCCGGAGGCAATTTGAAGTAGACGAAGTCGGAGGACACCTTGATTAGCCGCGTCAATAGCCCCATGCTCAGTGGTGACGATGTACTCCTCAGCAAGTTCATCGTATAGATCCCTCACCTTCTGTGGTAGTGTTACTGGGAGGACTTGCCAGAAGAGCTTGCCCTCGAGGCCTGCTTGTCGCGCTGTGCAGGTGATAGAGTTGGCGCGGATTACTTTGTTGAGTTGCTTCGTATTCTGGTACCCGAGAATCTGCCACTTTCTTCGGCCGGTGCCACGAATAGTGTGCCGCTCGTCAAAGTCGCTAGCACT